ATTTATATAGGATGGATGAAGAATCAGGTTTTGCTAAGTGGCTAGAAGATAAAGGTTATGATTACAATGATCCTAAAACAGGTGTAGGAGATGCAGTCATGGGTATGCCAGCTTTTGAATTGTTTCCAGACGACTCTTGGCAATCATTAGATATAATAATTAAAGAGTGTGATAACATAACAGCAGTAGGCTTTGTTGATAGCGATCTTAATATAATAGAGAACAAATCTACACGATATGATTACACATGGCAAGAACAATATACGGCAGAAAAATTAATGTTTAGTAAAGATCACAATTCAAGGAGTGCACCACTATGATATTTACCGATATAAGTGATGAACTCTTAGATATTCTTACGCCCTACAGCGATTGGTTTTTTAGTCAAGACTTGGAACCATTGAATAAGTTATCAGACGAAAACGAAAAGAACGACACTAAAGTTGATATGGAGTATTGTTGTGGACCTGAGTATTTAGCTAAGATATTACAAAAGGATGGCGCACATGTAGGCTATCCCGAAATCTCTAGAAGCTTTGATCTAATGGGACTAAAACACCTATGCCCTGACAACTTTAGAGTTAAACACGAACAAATGTCATCTACACTATTGGAGTTTCTAGGAGCTAGAAATGAGGCAGTTCATGTATACTATCCAGTTGATGGTTATATGGGGTGGCACAATAACTGGAACGCCTCTGGTTATAATATCCTTCTATCATATACAGAGAAGGGAGGCGGCTTCTTTAAGTACAGGGACGCCAAAACACATGAGATAGTCACTATGGATGATCCTGGTGGTTGGTCTTGTAAGGTAGGATACTACGGCAAGGGCAGAGAACCCGAGAAAGTGTACTATCATTGTGCTGGAACACACGAACCACGCATCACATTAGCCTATGTTATCCCTCAAATCGACATGTGGCGCAACATGATTGAGGATATCTCGGGCGAATCCGCAGATCATCTCTCCTAAGTTACTGATTTAACACCTAAAAAGAGTTGAAATCTTTTCATAAAGTGCTTGACTTTTGGTCCTATGCTTGCTATACTAACGGTATAATGAAGAAACAAACAATAAAAGGTGAGAATATGAGAGTAAGTAATTGGGCGAATGTAGGGCAAACTATAACATGGACATCAGGAGCTGGTGTTTTAACAGGTGAAGTGTTACAAATAGATGCTGGGAAAGCAACCGCTCACCCTACTATTAAGGCAGATTACTACTTGATTGGTTATGCTAAATGGCCGTCAGGTGGATGGAAAACTGCTTACCTAAACAGTAACGCAATGAACCAATTAAAGGTAGAAGTTACTTCAACTCAATTGGAACTCTTTTAAAATAATGCTTGACTTATGGTCCCTAGGGTGCTATAATAACGGTATAAAATGAAGAAACAAACAAAAATAGTGAGGACTAAATAATGAATATTCAAACTTTAAAAATAGAAATGTCAACAATGAATCAAGATGAATTGACTCAGATTGTGAACTTTGCAAATCAGTTGAAAAGCGGCTCAACGACATGGAACAAGTGTCATCAATTTTCAGTTGGACAGAAAGTAAATGTAGTTCAAAAGACTAAATCTACTTCTGCGGTGATTGTTAAGATGAACCCTAAGAAATGTGTTGTTGAAATGAACTGGCAAGGAAGAGGACTTTCAAAAGTCAATGTTCCTTACTCAATGTTAGAGGTGGCTTAATGTTAGAACTAATCGGATTGTTAGCAATAGGCTTTTTGGCATTTAAATTTTTACCAGGAATGTTAATGTTTTTAGTTAAATTACTTGCAGCAGGAATCCTAGTACTACTAGCCCTAGCTGTTTGGCAGACAGTATTTTCAAATGGAGTCTACATACTATGATATTTCCTTTAAACAAACTATACAAAAGAGACACGAACGGAAACATTCGTGAACTAACAGTCGAATATTCTAATGGTGTGATGAATGCTACTAGAACTATTGCAGGCATTAAAGACGGCAAACTAGTTACTAGTGGTTGGAAAGATGCTTACGGCAAGAACGAAGGTAAAGCAAATGCTACTACAGATGCTGAACAAGCACAAAAAGAAGCTCAAGCAATGTGGGATAAGAAAGTAGAAAAAGAATACTTTGAAGACATCTCACTTGTTGATTCTTACGATAAGTTTAAACCCCAACTAGCACATGACTACACTAAAAGACCTCAGTCTAATGGTTTCAGTCAACCTAAGTTAGATGGTATTAGATGTATTGCAAGAAAAGACGGCCTTTATACAAGAGCAGGAAAAGAGATTACAACTTGTAATCACATATACAATGATCTAAAAGCTTTCTTTGAAGAGTGGCCTGATGTTATATTAGATGGTGAACTTTATAATCACGCACTAAAATCAGACTTCAACAAGATTACAAGTCTAGTTCGTAAAATAAAACCTTCACAGGAAGAACAAGAAATGGCAGAAAAACTTGTTCAGTATCATGTATATGATATGGTAGATTTAGACAACGAATCATTTTCAGATAGAGATGCCTTTCTTAATGAAGACTTTATGGCTTGGCGTAGCAGTGATTGTATTAAATTAGTTACAACAACATGGTGTGATAGCCAAGACGAACTAGATACTTTATATTCAGAATACACAGAGCAAGGATACGAAGGACAAATGGTTCGTAACGACACACCTTATGAGAATAAAAGAAGTAAGAATCTACTTAAACGAAAAGAGTTTGTTACCGAAGAGTTTAATGTTGTTAAAGTACTAGAGGGTTCAGGTAACTGGGCGGGATATGCCAAACACTTTGAACTAGAGTTAGGCGATGGTAGAACTTTCGGTAGTGGAGTTAGAGGACAACAGGCTGTATTAAAAGCATTACTTGAACAGGAAGTAAAACCTACTTGGGTTACTGTTAGATATTTTGAGAAGACACCAGATGGTGTTCCACGTTTCCCAGTAGTAATTGACTGGGGTATAGGAGATAGAAATGATTGAGATATTACAAGAAGTAACTGACTGGGATGGCGTGAATATAACAAATGGAATATATCACGTTAACAAAAAGACTGGACACTTGGTTCAATACAATGACAAAGTCTTTAAGAGTCCTTTAAAACAGTTTAGTAAATCTAGACGTAAGTTTAAAAAGATCGGCGAACGAGACTAATCAAACACATCGTACTTGGAGAACCTTAGCCTCACTAGGGTTTTCCTCACGATGGCTACTCCAGTTAAAGATATAAAGTTAATTAACGCAGCCATAAATGCTGTGGTTTCAGCGTACTCTATACAAACTTTTATTATGAATACACTTAAAGGGAACATTATTATTGCTCCTATAAAAGTATCGAAGGATGCTTCTTTTAAAGCTGCGTTCAGTTTTTTATTTTGTGCCAATTGCCATAAACCTATCGAAGTATACTTTACCATTCCAATCATAGTAAAATTGTTTTGTTTTACCTGAGTACATGGTATCTTTAAGACCCACGTTCTCAATAAGAGCCTTCTCACTATCCACACAGTTGATACCATACATCTCTTCAATAACATTAGATGATTGACAAGCAAATACTGCATGTTTGTTTGCTGTTTTTAAATCCTGTAATGGAAACATCTGTTCTGCTCCCATTGTAATTACAATATCAACATTCAATTGATTAAGTTCATCAAAAGCGAAGGGAACATCTAAGTTCCAATGATTTAATTTTATGTATTCTTCAGTGCTATAATGCTTGTTAAAGACCTTAGAGAGCTCTAAAGCTTCTTTATCGATGTCAACTAGGTGCATTTCTCCTACGGACAAGTTCTCACACAGCAGTGGAACTAAAGGAACTCCTAACCAGCTATTTAATATAAGAATATTAAACTGCTCGTCTTTCATGTAATTGTCTAGGCTTTTCTTTAGCTCTTCAACTAACCAAATAGCCCCTTCCATAGTATTCGGATTAAGCGCCTGCCTAAAGTCATCGTGCTTGTGTTTCATTTCATGCTCGACTTTGGCTAAACCCTCTCCCCAATATTGCATACTGTTTAAAAAATTAAAATTTAACATCTTCTTTTCTTCCCATTGAATCAAATAAACAAACATATGGTATCTGTCTGTACACTTGTTTTTCTACATCATGCGGATATATGTACCCGTGATTGTAACTATAAAACCACCCTATTGGAAAATATTTAATTCTTGCTACACCCTTGTGCATGAAGAAGTTATCTATCCCCCTATAGTACCATAGGACCTTTTCCAAATGTGCTTTAAAATATAACGATATATTTTCTGTATCCAGGTTATCGTTCCATCTTAATACACTACTATTTAAATCTGTGAATCTATGAGGAACATGCTCTGTGTTCTTTGCCATAGTTTCTAAATCATGCCAATGTGTTTGGCCAAAAGCTAAGCAATCCTCAGGATCGAAATTAGCTATATCATCTATGTCTTTTTGTATGATAACATCTAAGTCAAAGAAAAGATTCTCACCCTTCTGTCTTACAACGTTGCTATCAAACAAGTACATCTTATTCCACCATTTTTCTAACTTGTTATCTTTAGGAAGAGGAATGACTACTATGTCTTCATCTAATCCTTTAGGGCTTTCAGTTAAACAATGAAACGTAAACTTGTAAGACAAATTCTGTTTACAGGATTCTAATATCTTGTTAACATGCGCGGAGCCGTATTTGGTACCATGTTTAACCGTATAGATATTTAAATACTCTATGTGCATTATACCCAATGCCTCAATAACGCAGGGTCTGCTAACTCATCTTGTTTTGTGTGTCCTCTACTAGCATCCTCAAACGGTAGTAGATCAATATTAAATACACATACAATTGGAGTCTCTCTGTAAATGTCAACTTCTAAATCGTCATCGTCCCAACTACGGCCTCGGTTATACGAGTAAGCATAGTCTGCCGGGAAGTGATCCCATAGTTTCTTACCCCAGTCTCCCCATCTCCAAGAGTGATAATTATCTGTACCGTCTGTATATGTAAACCATATCTGTTCCTGGTGTTTTAATACATCGTCCCATATACATTCTGCCTGATCGTCGCTCCATACTTGACAACTGCCATTTGTGTATGCACCATGTGCCAATTTAAATCTACGAGTCTTCATTGGACGAGGATCTTGCCACCAAGATCTTAACTTAGTAGGCCGTTCCATGTTGTATGTAAGTAAAGGCTCTATGTCATTCTGTATGATTACATCTAAGTCAAAGAAAACAAAACGTCCTGTAGGTTTATCTTCAGCAAAGTTGTGCGTATTGAATACAAATGTTTTAGGTCTATCCCAACATCGTGCCATGCCATATTTAAATTCGTCTTTTTGGAACCAATACTTCGGGTGTATGTTTGGAATATCTGGGAAGTCTATAACCTTAATGTCATCATCAAAGCCTTCGGAGTCATCAGTATAACAATAGAAATGGAAATCGTGTTTTGGATCACAGTTTCTTTTTGCCATATTCTTTAATTTGTTTACAAAGTGAGGACCATATTTTGTCCCCCACTTGGCACATACAATATTAACTCTCACTTACTGCTCTCCTAACAATAACATAATCTGTACCGTATTGTTTGCCTTCACCTGCAAGCAACATTGTAATTTCAACACACTTTGGTTCGAAATTTTCTAAATCTATTTGAACTAATAGTGTGGAGAATTCTGAGTTGACTACAATAGGAATGAATTCCTCATCATTAAAACTACCTTCAATCACCGTACCATCTTTAACTTTTAACATATGCCTTCCTGTTCATTATGAATAACTATCGGGTTCAACTTTAATAAATTATTAAAATACCCTTTGTAAAAATCATTAGTAAAAATATCTTCTAATGTATAATTACAAATATTGTTCTTGTCCCAACTATACATTAACTCCGTCCTATGTTCTGGAGATCTGTCTGCTGAGATAATATTGTTTGCTACATGCTTACACGGAAATACATTTCCTTTAGCACTTAAATAAAATTGATTATTAATCTTACCTTCACATTTAACATGTGGAGCAAATTTTATCTTTCTCTCTTTATATATGTCGTCTTGTTTAACTGTCTGTAGAGTGTCAAGTGTAATGAGATTATAGTCTGGCATTTCACTGGTTTCCTTCGGTTCTATAACCACTTTCTCTGGTTCGATTTTATCATTATATATGAAACCTGTAAAAAGATGTCTTTTAGATAACTCTTTAGCTCTTACAACATCATTCTCTTGCGTCAACGATGTTTGTGTGTAACTCCAAAAGACTCTGCAACCCTGCTTAAGTAACTCGTCTGCATGTCGTAGTATCTTTTCGTCTGGGTGTGAGGTATTAATATTAAATGTAATGTTAGCTATATTATTTGTTATTGTAAAGTATAACATACCCAATGTACGCCACCATCCCATGTCGTTATTAATACCATCAGTTTCAAGGTCAACTGCAACGCCCCAGTTACCCATTAGGTATTGTATTATGTCAAACAACTCTGGGTTATCAGTAGGATCTTGTGTAAGTCCTACCATTTTAATTCTTTTTAGTCTTGCCTTCTCACAAAAGTCTACAGTAAAAGCATCTTCAACAATATCAGTAGTTAAATGTCCAGTAGGTCCTATTGCTTCAATCTCTACTCTTTCGGGTAGCCAAGGATATAGATCTGCCTCTCTGTTGTAATTTAATTCTAATTGTTCTTTAGAGAAATCTGAATACCAATAAGGCAATACAACTATGTCGCCCTCAGTCTTTTCTGGGTAGTTGTGATTTGTATTTTGTATAAACGAAAAGTCTGGTACAATGTTACTAAAGAACGCATCTTCAAAGGAGTGGTTGTCAAACGTCATTGAGTCTTCCATCTCATTCCACTTAGATAATATGCCTTCAACCTTTTCATTACGGTGGCAGAAGTAACACAGATTTCCGTCTTCAAGATATAGTTTGTCAATACCCTTTGACTTATAACTAAAGAACGATTCAGGATTGTTTAATATAACGTTTGGTGTTACAAGTAGACTACGCTCGCCTGGTTTGGTATGCTGGATAATATCAATTTCAATCCAGTCTTTACCGTACTTAGGTACATGGAATGTAATCCCTTGTAGGTACCCGTCTTTCTTTTTGGTTGTGTTTAGCAGACTCATTTCTGTTTGGTTTACAAAGACAACAAAGTCAAAAGGATCAGCAATCAGTTTTTTTGCTTGTGTATAAAAAGCATTTATATGTGATTGACTATATTTAGCGTCTAGCTGATTAGCTATTAGTGTTACCATGCCAATGTCTCAAAAGTTGTTCATCATCTATTTCATTTATCTCATACTGTGGAGTCTGGCCTTTAATCTTATTTACATTAAAGATACATATCTTACAGTCTTCTCTATATTTATAACGCTCTAAATCATCTGGATATTTAAGACCATGGTTATAACTGTACAACCAATCGTGAGGTATGTTATTCCAAAACTCTCTCTGTCTCCAGAAATGATAATTGTCTGTACCCTTAAAGAACGTTCTGAATATTTGTTGCTCTTCTTGAATTACGTCCCAGAATATGTGTTCACATTGATCTCTGTTCCAGCACATGAGACTAGAATTATGATAAGTCCCTCTGATGTCTATGAATTTCCTATCATGTAACTGTTTAGGATCCTGCCAATTGGAGTGTGCTATTCTAGGTTTCAATGCTAGTTCGTTTAGATCTGATATATCATTATGAATTATTATATCAAGATCCATATAACACCACTTTCCATTATACCCCAACCAGTTATGCGAGTTGAATACAAGGAACTTGGATCTATCCCAGCAGTAGTTCTCTATTCCAAACCAGTACTTAGGGTGAAGAGGATCTATATCGGGTATAGGTTTTGTGTCGCAATCCAATCCAACGGGATCGTCGGTGAAGCAGGTAAATGTAAAGTCATGCTTGTAATTGTTCTGTACCATACGATACAGGTTATTTACATATGCAGGCTCGTATTTATCGCCCCATTTTATGCAAACAAAGTTCATCATATTCTTTCTCAATCTCCGGGTATCTGTCTTGCCCATTTAGTAGACATATTGTATATTCAGGTCTGTATTTTCTACCTGAGAACATGTATGAATACACCTCTTTATCGGGTAAGTGTTCAAAGGTAAATCCCTCATGGTATAAAAATGTATCATCTCCGTGAGGATACTTAACTATATATTCGTCTTGTTTCTCACAATAATGATTCCAAATATGCGTTGCATCTTTCCACAACATAATACTAGAGTTAAAATTGCTTAAAGGTTCGCTGGCGTGGTATGGAAACTCATCTATTGGCATTTCATCAATACCCTTATCCTTCCACCAAGTGTATGCGATTACTGGATAGTGCTGGCAGTAGTCGAATAGATGATCTATATTCTTTTGTATTCGTACATCAAGATCTAAATATAATATAGTCTCACCCTCATCAGCCTTAATCTGAAAAAGTTTAAGCTTCTCCATATTACCTTCGGGTTCGTGTTCTATATAAATAACTTTAATGTTAGGGTTAAGCCCTGAGGGATCATCGGTTACACAGATGTAATCGTACACACCATCGGTATGTTCGTATATCGAATTCACGTCTTCAGCACTATATTTGGTGCCATATTTTAAAGTTAAAATAGTTTTCATTGTAATCATTATTATTTATAAATAAGAAGAACAAGTAATTTAAAGAGAACTCACCAATGGCAGTAATGACAAACATTGTTTTAGACCAAGGTACAACATTCAATATGACTGTTAACCTTACTAACGACGATTTATCAGCCAAAGACCTGACTTACTACACAGTAACAAGTCAAATGAGAAAGTCATACGATGCTACAACTGCTACTAGTTTTACTACAGCAAAAGTAGATGCGACTGGCGTAGTTACTTTATCACTCACGGCGACGGAAACGGCAGCAGTTAAAGCAGGCCGATACGTTTACGATGTCGAGATAGCAAGTTCGACAGAGACTTTAAGAGTTTTGGAAGGCCTGGTTACAGTAACACCAAATGTTACCAGAGCTTAAAGGAGAATACAAATGGCAGTTAATGTAAGCGTAGGAAGTAACAATGTAAAAGTTTCAGTAGGTACTGGATCTACCAGAGTTATAACTACATCTACAAGCCAATCTCAAGTTGCTACGGCACAAAAGATTGATAACTTGCAGGGAGTAGACACGACGGACGTACAGAATGGTTATACTTTGGTATACGATTCAACAAGCGGTAATTGGGAGGCATCACCAGCAAGCGCTGTTGCAGCATCCATTGCAGCTATTGATGGTGGAACGTTTTAATTAACGTATATATTATAAAGCTTTATATTATAACATGCAAAATTAATTAGACATTTAACTAGGAGAATAGACAAATGGCAACAACAATTCAGATTAAGAGAAGTACTGGTTCAACAGCTCCAGCTACTTCAGACCTACTCGAAGGGGAATTGGCCTACGCAGAAGATAGATCGAACTCCGGTGCAGGTGCTATACTTTATACTGAGTCGATTGATAGTGGCGGTAACGCTGTTATTCAAAAGCTCGGTGGTAAGTTTTACACAGACATCGTAGACGCAGCAACAAATGCTAACACAGCTTCAACTCTTGTAAAAAGAGACGGCAGTGGTAACATAGCAGCTGGCACAGTAACAGCAGCCTTAACAGGTAATGTAACTGGCGACATAACTGGCGACGTAACTGGCAGCATTGCAGGCGCAACAGCTAACATGACAGGTCAAGTCACGTTCGGATCACTTTCAGACGGTACGATTACAGCTACAGAATTCCAAACAACACTTACAGATAGTGATACAATTATCCCTACCTCAGGTGCTGTTAAGGATTATGTAGACGCACAAGCTCACATGACAGACGTCGGCATTGCCGGTGATTCTGGAACTGGTGCAATTACAGACTCAGAAACATTCACCCTTTCAGGTGGAACTGGTATTACATCAGTAGTTTCCGGAAACGCAGTAACACACAGCTTGGATAACACAGCAGTGTCAGCAGGATCATATGGTTCAGCTTCACTTATTCCTGTTATCGCAGTTGACGCACAAGGACGTATTACAAGTGTTTCGACAGCATCTACAAGTTCATCATTAACAATCGGTGGCGACACTGGTTCAGATGATGTTGTAACAGTAGGTACTGACACACTTAACTTCGTGGGTACAGCAAACGAAATTGAAACAACAGTTTCAAACAACACAATCACTATTGGATTACCAGACGATGTAACAATTGGCGGAAACGCTACTGTTTCAGGTAACCTAACAGTTTCAGGTACAACTACAACAGTAAACTCTACAACTTTAGCAGTAGCAGATCCATTGATCTCTCTTGCTACAGGTAACGGTGCAAGCGATGTCGTCGACATTGGTTTGTATGGTTTGATGGACACTAGTGGATCGCAAGATATACACGGTGGTTTATTCAGAGATGCTAACGATAGTGGTAAATGGAAAATATTTAAAGACCTACAAGAAGCACCAACAACTACTGTTAACACTAGTGGTACAGGCTATGCAGTGGCAACACTTGTAGCTCACCTTGAGGATAGTAACACTACTATCACAGGTGGTACTATTACAGGAATTACAGACTTGTTAGTAGCAGACGGTGGTACTGGAGCTAGTACATTTACATCTAAAGGTGTTATGTATGGTAATGGTTCAGGAGCTTTACAAGTAACAGCAGCAGGTTCAGCAGGTCAAGTAATGATAGCTGGCGCAGACGGAACACCAGCATTTGGTGCTCTTGACGGCGGTACTTACTAGTAATTATTATTAACAAACAATACTAAGGTAATTGAAATGGATGAAAAATTAGTCAATGAATATATTAATAACTTAGCGAACAAGATTAACGAGTTGACCCAAGAAAACTTATTATTCAAAACTAGATTAAGTCTAAAAGAGCAGGAAGTAGTTGCTTTAACTGAATCAATACAGATACAGACAAAGGAACTACAGGAATTGAGGGAAGTCCCGGAGCCAAAAGCTCCGGAGGCTAGCGTAAAGGAAACTAACTTCTCATATGATGAGAAGGCAAAGGTTGTAGAGAAACCAAGAATACCGGAAACGGTAAGGGCTCCAAGGCCCAATGGTTACAACCCTAAAGTAGACGGACCGTTACCGATGATTCCTAATCCTAAACTTAAAGACACAAAGTAAACATTAAGTAAATAGGAAAAGACAAATGGCAGTAATTAAATTAAAAAGATCGGAAACGAGCGGTTCAGTACCAACAACTAGTGATCTAGTCGTAGGTGAAGTAGCGATCAACACCGTAGATAAAACACTTTATGCAAGAGACAGCAATGATGCAATAATCAAAGTTGCTAACTTCGGCGAACAAGATCTTGCTCTCACATTCCCTACAGGGGATTATGGAAGCGTGGCTTCGGCTTTAAGTACTGATGCGTTTGGCGAGTACCTAGACTTAATTTACGATCTATCAACGAACATAAAGTTTAGACTGGCAACTGAAGATCTTGGCAGCGTATAATAACATACTACTAGGAGAAACTTATGGCAGTTACGGTACAGTTTAGAAGAGGAACCAGCACCCAGAACAATTCGTTCACCGGTGCAGTTGGGGAACTTTCTATTAACACTACAAACAATTCTATTAGGGTCCACGATGGAAGTACCGCAGGCGGTACAGAACTCATGCTAGCAACAGCTGGTAACATTTCAGGGGATATTCCAGTAGGGAATATTTCAGGTACAATATCAGCTTCTGCGTTAGACGATGGATCTAGCATAGACGGCGGAACATATTAAAATATTAGGAGAAAATCATGCCAACACAGGTACAATTTAGAAGAGGCACAACGAGTCAAAACGGTTCGTTTACAGGTGCCGTGGGTGAGCTTTCCGTAGATACTACGCTAGATACAGTCCTCGTACATGACGGTTCAACAGCAGGCGGACATAGACTCGCAAAATTTTCAGAGATACAAGCTGGAGATATTACGGGTGTTACTGCAGGCACAGGACTTTCAGGTGGAGGAACAGGCGGAGCAGTTACGGTTAACCTATCCCACTTAGGATTAGAATCCTTATCAGATCCAGACGACGATCAAATTGTCTTCTGGGACGATAGCGCTGGCGCTACAGCGTTCTTAGATTTAGGCAGTAACCTGTCTATAACTGGGACAACACTTAACGCAACAGATACTAACACCACATACACCGTAGGTGATGGGGGATTAACAACTAATGACTTTACAGCAGCAGATCATAGCAAACTAGATGCCATTGAAGCAGCAGCAGACGTAACAGATACAACAAATGTTACAGCAGCAGGCGCTCTTATGGATAGCGAGTTATCTGATTTAGCAGCGGTGAAGGCAATAGATCAAAGTTTAGTAACAACTGCAACACCAACCTTTGACACAATCATAGCGAAGGGTTTAAAAGATGCAGACGGCGATACGAAAATACAGGTAGAAGAGTCAGCAGACGAAGATACTATTAGATTCGACGCAGCCGGAACAGAAGTTATGAGTATGACTTCAACAGGCCTATTCCCAAGCACTGATGATACATTTAGTCTTGGTAGTTCATCACTTCAATGGAAGGACGTATTCGTAGGTCCTGGTTCATTGTATGTTAATGGACAAAAGGTTATTGAAGATAACTCAGGTACAATTAGTATCTCAGCTGATGCTAACCAAAACGTATCAGTACAAACATCAGGATCAGGTAATGTCGAATTAGACGCTACTGGTTCAGGGCTTGTTTCTGTTAAAAGCACATTACAAATTGAGGACGGTAGCAATATCACAAACTCAGCAGGTAATGCAATTACATTTGGTTCAGGCTTAGCGGCAGATTCACTTACATCAAAATCTACAGATACTAATTTAGTATTAGCGGGTAATGGAAGTGGTAATGTACAAGTATCAGATAACTTAACAGTAACAGGAGACTTTACAGTTTCCGGAACTACAACAACAGTTAGCTCTTCAACTTTAACAGTTGCAGATCTAAACATCACAGTAGCTCAAGGTGCGGCAAACGCAGCAGCAGCTAACGGTGGAGGACTAACAGTCGATGGAGCAGCAGCAACATTAACTTATACCTCAGCCGACGATAGATGGAACTTTAACAAAACCCTTAACGCTACCTTAGTTGGTGACGTAACAGGTGATGTTACAGGTAATGTAAGTGGTTCAGCTGGGACAGCTACTGGTAACGCAGGCACAGCAACAACACTAGCAACAGCAAGAACAATAGGCGGGGTATCATTTAATGGTTCTGCAAATATTAACTTGCCAGGTGTTAACGCAACCGGTAACCAAGCAACAAGTGGTAACGCAGCAACTTCAACATTAGCAGCAGGTGCTACGGCATTAGCAACAGCAAGAACAATTGGTGGGGTATCATTTGATGGTACTGCAGCGATCAACTTGCCAGGTGTTAACGCAGCCGGTAACCAGTCAACATCTGGATTAGCAGCAACAGCTACGGCACTGGCAACAGCTAGAGCAATAGCAGTAAGCGGCGATGTAACAGGTACTGCAAACTTTGATGGTACAGGTAATATAAGTATAAGTACAACTATAGCAGCCAATAGTGTTGCATTAGGTACGGATACAACAGGTAACTTTATGACGCAAGTATCAGGTGGAAACGGTATTACTGTTTCACATACACCAGGTGAAGGCTCAACAGCCACACTTACAGGTACTTCGATATACAATGCAGCTGGAACATTATTAAACTAGGAATAAGCAATGGCTTTATCAAGTAGGACAGAATTAACAGAGTATTGCCTTAGGAGACTAGGGCATCCTGTTATTGAGATTAACGTAGAAGAGGGCCAAGTATCAGATAGAGTTGATGATGCCCTTCAGTTCTTCCAAGAGTATCATTTCGATGGTGTGGAAAGAACATACGTTAAACATCAAGTCACTGGATCGAGTCTTAAATTATCAGCTAATCTGGGCGGGAACTTCGTAAGGGGAGACATACTAACAGGTGGAACAAGCGGGGCATTGTCCAAGTTTGATTCTACTGATGTTACTGGACAATTCCTTTACTTTGAGAACGCCCAGACTGGCACCTATGTTGCAAGTGAGACGGTAACAGGGCATCTATCAGGTGCCACTGCTACTATAGCAGCTAATGACTTTTATCAGAAAGGGGATATTGAAAACGGATATCTACCTATAGGTAACGGTATTATCGGAATAACAAAAGTATTTAATTTCGGTGGAGCAGCTACAAATGCTACTAAAGACGGACAACTGTTTGATCTTATGTATCAGTTTAGAATGAATGACTTATATAACTTAATGGGCGCGGACATGATCTACTATACAATGGTAAGATCTCATCTGTCAACATTAGAGCAGTTACTAGTAAGTCAAAGACAAATACGTTGGAACAGAAAAACCAACAGACTATATGTAGATACCGATTGGGATAAAACATATAACATCGGGGACTTTATTGTAGCAGAAGCATATGCTATTGTAGATCCTGCGACATACAATGAAGTGTATGATGATATGTTTCTTAAGAAATATTCAACAGCACTAATTAAAAGACAATGGGGTGAGAACCTCAAGAAGTTCGCTGGCGTACAAATGCCTGGCGGAGTTACATTAAACGGTGAGACAATTTATAACGAAGCTATTAGAGAGATAGAGCAGATAGAGTTAGAGATGCAGAAAAAGTACGAGCTACCTCCTTCGTTTATGATAGGGTAAAAACATGCCTACAAATTTCTTTTTTCAAAATGGTGGTGGGATAGGCAATACAGGCGAACAGCGTCTTATTGAAGATCTTATTATCGAGAGCCTTAAAATATACGGCCACGATACATTCTACCTACCAAGAACTATAGTAAACAAAAACACAATCTTTGATGAGGATACCTTATCTAGATTCACATCAGCCTATCCTTTGGAAATGTATCTCGACAACGTAAATGGGTACGAGGGACAGGGCGACATATTTACACGTTTCGGAATGGAAGTCCGAGATCAAGCTACCTTTATACTAGCTAAGAGACGATGGGAAGACATGGTCCAAGTTACTGGCGGCGCATTTACACAAACAGCCAGACCTTCTGAAGGCGATTTAATATACTTTGACAAAACAAAATCCCTTTTTGAGATTAAGCATGTTGAATTCCAAAATCCCTTTTACCAGGCAGGTAACATTTATGTATTTAAAATAACAGTTGAACTATTCGAGTACAGCTCAGAAGATTTAGATACTGGTATAGCAGCAATAGATGCTATAGAAACGAAGTACTCTCAGGACATGTTAGAGTATCAGATATTTTTAGAAGATGGTGGGTTATTTACTTTGGAAGATAGTGGATCATTACTTAATGAAGCATTCTCAGCATCAACGTCTGAACCTATAGACAACGCAGACTTTGATAGGCTATTAACACTTGAAGGTATATTAGACTTTAGTGAGAAGAACCCGTTTGGAGAGATTAACTAATGAGTAATAGTGCTAATACAGTATGCCTTAATATCCATTACACAGTAATTTATAAGACCTACGGAGCTTTTTAGATGTTTAAGGGACAACAATTTTACCATAGTCACATAAGAAAGGCTATCATTGCTTTTGGTACTATATTTAATAATATAAATATTGAAAGAAAGAACGCAGCTGGCGAAGTAGCTCAGACATTACGCATACCATTAGCATATTCTACTAAACAAAAGTTTATGACAAGGATAGCAAGGGTAACAGATACAAGTACAGCAGGCGAAGTGGCTATTACATTACCTCGTATGGGGTTTGAAATACAAGGATTACAATACGATCCAGCAAGAAAGACAGCAGTAATACAAAAGAACAAATCAGTTGGTGTAGGAGACGATGTTAATACTGTAAGAGTAGCATTTAATTCCACTCCGTTTAACATGAATTTATCTTTATATATATTTGCGAAGAACCAAGATGATGGGTTACAAGCATTGGAACAAGTACTTCCATACTTCAACCCAGACTTTAACGTTACAATAAACGATTTACCTGAAATGGGAATCAAACGAGATATTAAAATTACACTAGACAATGTTGGATATGAGGACGAGTATGAGGGAGCCTTTGAAAACAGACTAAGTGTAGTATGGACATTGAATTTTACAATGAGATTGAATTTTTACAGCCACGTTGGTAGTGATGAAGTTATTAAAACTGCCATTGCCCGTGTTTATAATGATCCACAAGGACTATTTAGCACTACATTAAACGATAAAGGAACACTTACAACTTCCGTTAATCCTTTAACTGCTACGCCTTTGGACGACTATACATTTATGGAGACTTTTGATGAAACCTTCGAAACCTAATACGTTTAAAGACTTGGATGAAACTTTTGACACTAAGAAAGTAACCAAAGCTTTAGAAGAGAACCTAAGAAAAATACAAACAGAACGCCCTGTTCCTGCTGTTGTAATGACAGAAGAGGATAAGGCAGCGTTACACCAACAACAACAAGAAGAAGATTTGCAATATGCTAGGTCTATTTTAAAACAGGCAGAGGCATATAACGCTGAGGCTATTGAAGGCATACTACACATTGCCAGAAACTCAGATCAACCACGTGCATTTGAAGTAGCAGGTGGGTTAATTAAAAACTTACAGGACACAGCTAAGGACATGTTAGAGATACAAGAGAAAAGTAAACGTATCTCAGCATCAGATCCTAGGGCCAAACAATTAGGCGCTACAGGCACCACAAACAATTTATTCGTAGGCAGTACTAAGGAGTTACTAAGAGCTCTTAAGGATGAAAACCTTAAGACAATAGAAGGTGAAGTTGAATAATGGAAGCATCATCGTATCACGGCAATCCTAATCTTAAACCATTAGCTTACAAACATGATTTCACACAACATGAAATCGAAGAATATATTAAATGTCAGAACGATACAAAATACTTTATAGAAAACTATGTAAAGATCGTTACACTAGACAAAGGATTACAACCATTTAAATTATTCCCGTGCCAAAAAGGCAAAGTGGATCTCATTATGGATGAGAGAAAAGTAATTTTAATGGAAGGGAGACAGCAAGGGAAAACTGTAACAGCAGCTGCGTGTATATTACATTACACAATATTTCAAGAAGACAAAACAGTAGCCATCATGGCTAACAAAGCATCAGCTGCTAGAGAGGTACTTAACAGGTACCAGATAATGTACGAAAATCTACCACTTTGGATGCAACAAGGTGTTAGGGTATGGAACAAGGGTGACGTTGAGTTAGAGAATAATAGTAAAGTATTATCAGCAGCTACAACAGCATCAGCAATTCGAGGTAAATCAGTTAACTGGTTGTACATTGATGAGGCAGCAATCATACCTAACAACATAGCGGATGAGTTCTTTACATCTGTATACCCTACAATTTCAGCGGGTGAGACAACAAAAATACTATTAACGTCCACACCACTAGGGTATAATCACTTTTGGAAATTTTGGAACGAATCTGAGAAGGGTACGAACGGGTTTAAAAACATGTTCATACCTTACTATGAGATTCCTGGAAGAGATGAGAAGTGGTTGGAAGAGCAGAAAGGCCTCTTGGGTGAGGTTAAATTCAATCAAGAAGTTTTATGTGAGTTTCTAGGGTCTACAAATACTTTAATAAATGCTACAACAATTGGTAGATTGAGTTCAAAAGAACCAATATATCAAAAGAATGGTTTAGATATATATGTAGAACCAAAAGAAAAACATTACTATACTATTGTAGCAGATACTGCTAGAGGTATAGGTGGAGACTATTCAGCGTGTGTTGTTGTAGATATTACAGCAATGCCTTATGAGGTAGTGGCTAAGTTTAGAGATAATAAAATAGCCCCTATGTTGTTTCCAGATATAATAGGAAAGTTGGGTAGAGACTACAACGATGCGTTTGTCTTAGTTGAAACTAATGACATTGGCCAACAGGTAGTAGAGATTCTACATGGAGAAGTAGAATACGATAACATACTTAGTACTGTAACCGAGAATCAAAGGCAGTATGTTAGTCCAGGTTTCGGAAAGAGTACTAAATTAGGTGTCAATACATCTAAACAAGTTAAAAGACAGGGGTGTTTTACATTCAAATCTTTACTTGAGGAACAAAAATTATTGATCTTTGATGAGCATATAATATCAGAGATATCAACCTTTGTTGAGAAGAGTCAATCGTATCAAGCAGACGAAGGTTATCACGATGATTTAGTTATGTGTATGGTTCTTTTTGGGTGGCTAAGTGGACAATCGTTCTTTAAAGACATGGTAGATGTCAACACAAGAGAAGGTTTATATGGAACACAGATTGGAGAGATAGAATCTAATCTAACTCCTTTCATAAGATATGATGGCGGAGAACCAGAGTTTGAGGTATTAGGTGGCGATGTATGGTTACTGGAAGACGAATATAATCCAGTAGCATTGCAGAAAAAACTTAAGGATCTTATCAATAGGTAGTGTGTACACAATGCTAATTATGTGTCTACACTTACCGAGAAGTATAAAACAAAAATCTTATAAATAGTTGGATGATATTAAAAAAAACTTGTGTATCATTCATAAGATAATATAAACCGAGGAGAAAAAACATGGCATTTCAGCTATCACCAGGTGTTCTTGTTAAAGAAACAGATCTTACTAGTGTAGTCCCAGCCGTAGCAACCACAACAGGTGCTATGGTAGGTAACTTCCAGTGGGGTCCAACTCAAGAGATCACAACAATTAGTTCAGAGAATAATCTCGTACAACGTTTTTACCGTCCCGATAACGCTACAGCAGTAGACTTTTTTACTGCAGCATCGTTCTTGGCATATGGTAACAACCTTAAAGTAGTTAGAGCTGTAGGAACAGCAGCCCGTAACGCAGTAGCATCAGGATCAGCGGTCCTTATTGCTAATGCAGACGACTACACAAATAATCATAGCACAGGATCTGGCACAAACGGAATGTTTGCCGCTAAGTACCCAGGCGCTATAGGAAACAGCTTAAAAGTTGCATTCGCAGATTCTAGTAATTTCGATACCAACTCAATAGCATCCGGCACAGTAACAGCAGGCGGATCTGCTTATACTAGTTCACCAACAGTAACATTTTCAGCAGCTCCGGCTGGTGGAGTTACAGCTACTGGTACAGCAACTGTTTCAGGTGGAGCGGTAACAGCTATTGTTGTTACTAATAACGGCAACGGCTACACATCAGCACCTACAATATCCTTTAGTGGTGGCGGTGGGTCTGGAGCAACAGCTACAGCAGTCTTATCAGCAGGCTGGACTTATGCAAATGAATTTGACGGCGCACCTTATAGTAGCCAAAGAGTAACAACAGAAGGCGGCTCAAATGACGCATTCCACATTGTTGTTATTGACGAAGACGGCTTGTTTTCAGGCACAGTTAATACTGTTCTAGAAAGATTTGAAGGCGTTTCAAAAGCATCAGATGCTAAAGCATTAGACGGTGGTTCAATTTACTATAAAGATGTCGTTAATAGACAGTCAGACTTTATTTATTGGACAGATCATCCAGCAGGCGACGCAACATTCGGATCAACAGCATCTGGAACAACATTCACTAGTAAATTTACAGCAGCAGAAGCTACAGTAAGTTTAACTGGTGGTATTACAGCAGCAGCATCTTCAGGTGATATCCAAACTGGATACGCTTTATTTAATGATAAAGAACAAACAGATATTGCTTTAGTACTTACAGCAGGCCACTCTTTAGTAGACCAAAAGTATGTACAAGACAATATTTCTAAAGTCAGAAAAGACTGTATCTCATTCCATTCACCTCTACAAGCTTCTGTTGTTAATAACAGTAATAATGAAGAGACATCTATAACAGGTGACAAAGGTGCATTAGCATCCACTAGTTATAGTGTAATGGATAGTAACTGGAAATACATGTATGATCGCTACAACGATGCGTATAGATGGGTACCATTAAACGGAGACGTTGCAGGACTATGTGTAACAACAGACCAAGAACGTGATCCATGGTATTCACCAGCAGGTTTTAATCGTGGACAGATCAGGAATGCAGTAAAGCTAGCCTGGAACCCCAACAAGACTAATAGAGACAATTTGTATAAGATTGGAGTTAACCCAATAATTAACAGCCCTGGAAACGGGATTGTATTGTTCGGCGACAAAACACTATTAGGAGCACCTAGTGCTTTTGATAGAATTAATGTCAGAAGATTGTTTATTGTACTTGAAAAAGCCATTGCAACAGCAGCTAAATATCAGTTGTTTGAATTCAATGATGCATTTACAAGAGCACAGTTTACATCTATTATAACACCATTCTTAAGGGACGTTCAAGGACGTAGAGGAATATACGACTTTAAGGTAATATGTAATACATCTAATAATACTGCTGAAGTTATCGACAGCAATAATTTTATAGCTGATATTTAACCTGCCAAGTCAGTTAACTTTATCACTTTGAATTTTATAGCAACCAGAACAGGCGTAGCTTTCGAAGAGATCGGCGGCTAACGTATAAATATACATATAAGTAAAGGAGATAAAGATGAACATAGCAGATTTTAAATCGAAACTAGGACAGGGCGGCGCACGTCCCAATCAGTTTCGTGTACTTTTGGTATTCCCTACATTAGCAGCAGCGGGCCTTAAAAACGACTACTCTGTATTGGTTTCTGGAGCAGCGATACCAGCTTCTACAGTAAACCCAGCTATTGTACAATACCGAGGTAGGGAAGTTAAATTAGCAGGCGAAAGGATTTTTGATCCATGGACAATTACTATCATTAATGATACTAATCAGTCTTTGAGAGGGCCCTTTGAAAAATGGATGGAAATAATGAATGACAAGGTAGACAACGGTGCTGAAGCATTGACACCAGCTGAATATCAAGTGGACTTAACAGTCGAACATTTAGACAGAAATGATAAACCATTACCATTAGGAACGTATCTTTTACATGATGCATTTCCGATTAACATGTCTGAGATTGCATTACAATATGCACAAAACGATGTAATTGAAGAATTTACTGTTACTTTCCAGTACCAGCATTATACAAACACATAGGTTGGCCCCAGTAATGGGAAACAGGATATAAAATTATGGATTTATTTGGATTTGAGATTAAGCGGAAAGAGGATAAGGCTTCAAACGAGAAATCGTTTGTTGCCCCTTCCGAAGACGGTGCTATTGAGAGTATACGCGCAGGCGGTTACTACGGTACCTACATGGATTTGGAGGGCGTTGCCCAAACCGAGTCTGAATTAATTAAGAGGTATCGTGACATAGCCGGGATGGCAGACGTTGATACAGCTATTGAAGATATTATTAATGAGAGCATTGCTCAGTTGGAGAACGAGTCTCCAGTGGAACTTAACCTAGACAACGTCAAGTTGTCTTCGTCAGTTCGTAAGTCTATTATGAAGGAATTTGATGACATCAAAATGATGTTGGACTTTAAAGATAAAGCTCAAGATTATTTTAGACGTTGGTATATAGACGGTAAGTTATTCTTTCATAAAGTAATCGATCTAGAGAATCCCAAGGCAGGGATTAAAGATGTAAGATACATTGACCCTAGAAAGATTAGAAAGGTACGAGAAGTTAAGAAGGAAAAGAATCCTTCAGGCATATTGTTTATTAAAGAGATTGAGGAGTTCTTTATCTATAATGATAAAGGGGTTACCTCAAAACCAGGCGCATATGTTGCACCGGAAAATCAGCAAGGGCTGAAGATTACGAAGGACGCTATAGCATACGCACCAAGTGGTTTAGTAGATCACGATAAGAATATAGCGTTATCATATTTGCATAAGGCAATTAGGCCAGCAAACCAGTTAAGAATGATGGAGAACGCAGTTGTAATTTATAGGATTACAAGAGCTCCTGAAAGAAGAATATTTTATGTAGATGTTGGTAACCTTCCTAAGATGAAGGCTGAACAGTACATGAAAGACATCATGGATCGGTATAGAAACAAGTTAGTATACGATGCTAACACAGGCGAGATCCGAGATGATAAGAAGTTTATGTCCATGCTTGAAGACTTTTGGTTACCCAGAAGAGAAGGTGGAACAGGAACAAGTATTGATACATTGCCAGCAGGACAAAACCTAGGGCAGATTGAAGACGTAGTATATTTTCAACGTAAATTGTATCAGTCATTAAACATTCCTGTATCACGTTTAGAACAACAAGCAGGACTTAATTTTGGTAGAGCTGCTGAGATAAACCGAGACGAGATGAAGTTTACAAAATTCATCATCAAGTTAAGGAGAAAGTTCTCAGTATTGTTAAGCGATCTTTTGCATACACAGCTCTTACTAAAAGGTGTTATTACAGAAGAAGATTGGACAGACATCAAAGATGATATAGAATTTGAGTTTGCCACAGATGCTTATTACACAGAGTCTAAAGAACAAGAGATTTTGAGAAGCAGAGTAGAAGTATTAAACGGACTAGCTGCTTATATAGGAACATTTTTTAGTAAGCGTTACATTCAAAAGAATGTGCTTAACTTAACAGATGAAGAGATTGATACAATAGAAACTGAGATTATGGCAGAGCCACAGTACAGTAGGCAGTATCAATGGAGTCCCTTACAACAAGTGCCGACGGATCAACCGGCACCTGAAGGTGATATAAGTAATGATGTACCAGGCGGAGATACTCCTCCACCAGGCCCAGATAATGGAGAATAAAATGACAGAAGAAACAACAGAACAAGAGGTTGAGGTAACTACAACAGATATGTTAAACAACATAATCTCAGGTAATTCAGCAGATGCACAGAGTCAGTTCGCTGATTTAATGCACTCTAGAACTACTGATGCGTTAGATACTTTGAGACAAGAGAAAGCACAGGCTGTTTTCTCCAAGAGTGTAGATCCTAATATGGAACCTACTGGAGTCTCATTGGATGATGCGCTTGTGGATATTGATACAACTACAGGGAGACCAGTCGAAGATGAAAACACTTAAAGAATATAGAGAAAGAGTTATTGTAGAGACTCCAGTAGATGGAGTAGCAGCAGGCTCTTTAGAAGGAGACAAACATCTTTGTGCTTCAAAAATAATGCACAAAGAATGGAAAGAAGGTACACCAATACATGGTGAACATTCTGCACCAGATGAATTTGGTAGAGTATCGAGTTATTCAGTAATGTTTGAACACGGTATAGAAACAGTTGATGTGAATGATTCCAATGTGGAGATCTTAGAAGAAGGCCCACACATGAACCACAAGAAAAAATATTAAACAACTAACATAGGAAACAATCATGGCAGTCACAGTAAATAATTTAAAACTAACCCAAGTACAGGGTGTAGTATCTGTAAGGGGGACTGCAGCTACCGGTACCATTGCTTTAGCAACAACACTAAAGAAATCATCAGAGTCACAGAACTCCCCTGCAGTTAACATTAAAGGCCTTAAATGGACACTATCATCCGGGGCATCCGCTAAGGTGCAACGTAACTCCGTCGTACTATACGAACTTACGGAGTCCGGTAACATAGATATGTACGGATTTTCAGACAACTCAGAAGCAACATCAGATATAGAAGTAGTTATAGCCGGCGGAGCTGGCGGTACTGTTATAGTTGATTGTGCTAAAGTTTCTGGATATGGTTCACAACAACACCAAGACGCACCATTAGACACCAACGATTCAGGTAGTGTTTATAACGGTGGAAGTCTAGGTTAACGGAGAGTCACAATGAGACTAATCAAAGAATTTAACGAAAGTATTAACTACCTCACAGAAGAGACTAAGGATCCTAAGAAACCTAATGTCTTTATAGAAGGTGTGTTTTTACAATCAGATTTAACAAACAAAAACGGCCGTATGTATCCCAAGGATATTATGCGAACTGAAGTCAATCGTTACGTTAGAGAAAACGTAGATACTAAAAGAGCTTATGGAGAACTGGGACACCCAGAAGGACCTACAGTTAATTTAGATCGTGTATCACACATGATTGTCTCCCTTCGGGAAGACGGCAACAATTGGATCGGTAAGGCAAAAGTGATGGACACGCCTATGGGTCGTATTGTAAAAGAACTTATTAGCGAAGGCGCTCAGCTTGGAGTTAGCTCCAGAGGATTGGGCTCTTTGAAAGAGAGGAATGGCATTAATGAAGTACAGAACGACTTTATGCTTGCCACAGCAGCAGATATTGTTGCGGATCCTAGCGCTCCAGACGCTTTTGTTTCCGGTATAATGGAAGGAAGGGAATGGATCTTCATTAATAATAAGTGGACAGAACAAGACATCGAAGAATCGAAAGGGTTGATTCAGAGAACGTCTAGTGCTAATCTAGAGGAAGCTAAGTTACAAGTATTTAGCAATTTTTTAGATAAACTGTCTAAATTCTAATAGAAATCTGTATAAATATAAATAGTTTATTAGATTATATTAATTAAACATAATCCTAAAAGGAGAAGTAAAATGGGAGTAGAATCCAAAATCAGAGAACTTCTAGAAGGCAAGGTTAAATCCGAGTCTGTTGAAGTACTAGAAGAAGGAGCGGCAAATCGTCCTCTAGATAATTCTAGTAATGGTGATGCTACAAATCCCCTACAAGGCAACTCCAATCCAAATCCAGATCAGCAAGACCTTAGCGGTTCAGCGAACCCTGAAGGCGGATTGACTAGCGCGGTAGGAAAAGAAGCATCAGCAAAAGCTGGTAGTGCCCCTCGTCCTTCAAACTCAGGCGCCGGTAAGGCACCTAACTATAACGATAGTACACCAACACAATCTGTTGTTGCACAAGCATCGTCTAAAGGTAATGTAGCTCAAGAAGAAGTAGAGTCGGAAGATGAAGCTTTAGAAGAAGATACTTATGTAGATGGCGAAGAAATCGTTGACGGTGAAGAGAGTGAAGACGAAGTAATTACAGAAGACGAAGAGTCCGATGAAGAAGTAGTAGCAGAAGATGTTATTACAGACGAATCAGACGAAGAGTTAGAAGTAGATACTTTGTTCGAGGAAGACATTGCTAACTTATTTGCAGACGAAGAACATCTTTCAGAAGAATTTAAAACACAAGCAGCATCATTATTTGAAGCTACAGTTGTGGCCAGAGTAAACCAACAAGTTTCAGGAATTGAAGCAGAGTTGGTAGAGGAAGCTAATAAAGCTTTCGACGAGGCAAAAGAAAAACTTGTTGAAAACATCGACAAATACCTCAGTTATGTAACTGAGCAGTGGATGGCTGAAAACGAGCTAGCTATTGAGAACGGACTACGCAACGAAATTACTGAGAGCTTTATACAAGGCCTTCAGCAAGTATTCACGGAACATTATATTGATGTACCTGAAGACAAACTCGATGTGTTGACTAATCAACAGCAAGAGATTGAAGAGTTAAAATCTAAATTAGATGAAGAGATTAATAAATCAGTCGCAATCAGCGAAGACAGAGAACAACTACTTAAACAAACTATTTTTAGTTCTGTGGTTGACGATCTAGCTGAAACAGAGGTGGAAAAGTTTGCATCACTTATTGAAGACATTACGTTTGACAGTAAGGAAATGTATACAAGGAAACTAAATGTTATCAAGGAAAATTACTTTCCTAAAGCGAAAGCAGATGATAGTGAAAAGCTAGAAGATAGCGTTGATCAGGGAACATTAACTGAGAACACTGTAATGAGTAGATATGTACAAGGCATTACTCAAAGCAAAAAGTTCGGAAGTTAAGGTTATAAATTAACAATTTTATAAATAATAGAGTTATTATAAAACATAATACAAACGTATAAACAAGGAGAAACTGATGTATCTTTCAGAAGAACTACAAAAGAAGTGGCAACCAGTACTCGAGCATCCGGAATTACAAGAAATTTCAGATCCTTATAAGAGAGCTGTAACCACAGTAGTCCTAGAAAACCAAGAGAAAGCACTCCGCGAGGAAAAAGCAGCTCTTTTCGAGGCTACACACGCTAACCAAACTGGTTCAGGCGTCGACAACTACGATCCGATATTAATATCGCTCGTAAGACGTGCACTACCTAATTTGATGGCATATGACGTATGCGGCGTACAACCAATGTCTGGTCCTACAGGACTTATTTTTGCAATGAAGTCTCATTACAGCACACAAGCTGGAACTGAAGCTTTATTCAACGAAGCAGACACTGACTTCTCAGGCGCAGGTACACACGCTGGATCTAATCCAGTTGACGGTACTTACACCACGGGAAATGGCGTATCAACGGCAACAGCAGAAGGATTTGGCGATTCGACTACACTACAAGAAATGGCATTCTCAATCGAGAAGACTACAGTTACGGCTAAGTCCAGAGCGTTAAAAGCTCAGTACACCGTAGAGCTAGCTCAAGATTTGAAAGCTGTTCATGGTCTAGACGCAGAGTCAGAACTTTCAAACATCCTCTCTCAAGAAATCCTAGCGGAAATCAACAGAGAAGTAATCAGAACAATCTATAAAGTAGCTAAAACTGGTTCTGCCAGCACAGCAACTGCCGGAACATTCGACTTAGATGTCGACAGTAACGGAAGATGGTCTGTAGAAAGATTTAAAGGTCTTTTATTCAATATCGAACGTGACGCTAACGTGATCGCTCAAGACACAAGACGTGGCAAAGGTAACTTCATCATCTGTTCATCAGATGTTGCTAGTGCTTTGGCTATGGCCGGTGTTTTAGATTACGCTCCAGCTTTGAACACTAACCTAAATGTTGACGACACAGGCAACACTTTCGCTGGTGTACTTAACGGTAGATATAAAGTATATATTGACCCTTACTCAGCTAACAGTGGTTCTGCATCGCAGTTCTATGTAGCTGGTTATAAAGGCACAAGCCCTTATGACGCAGGTCTTTTCTACTGCCCTTACGTTCCATTACAGATGGTAAGAGCAATCGATCCTGCTACATTCCAACCAAAAATCGGATTTAAAACTCGATATGGTATGATAGCTAACCCATTCGTAATGCAGGCTGACGGAACAACTGATGGTGATACATTCACCGCAGACCGTAACCAGTATTACAGAAGTGTTAAAGTTACAAACTTAATGTAATTTAGGTTTCTAGGAATAGAATTAGAACGGGCTACTAAGTAGCCCGTTTTTTTGACTTTTATAAATAGTAGCGTCTTTACAACAACGTTTAGACATTAACGAGGTATAATATATGAATAAGTTATTCACTATTATTGCAGTCCTCGGTTTTGTAGGATTCTTACCATCATGTGCTTCAATTGGAGCCGTTATAGAAGGTGGGAAGGAAGTAACTACTAGCATTATAGACACATCTGTCAAAACAGCAGGTAACATTGGTAGTGCTGTTCTTAGAGATGCTTCAGACATTGTATCTACAGCAGCGGACGCAGCTGAAGGTGTTGTCGATACAGTAGTCACGGAGATTGATGAACAAACCGACGAACTTCAAGATCCTAAACAGGACTGAATAAAAAAAGGGCTACGAAAGTAGCCCTTTTCTTTGACTATCAGAGTTTATTGTTGGGTAACAAACTCGTTAAGCTCTTTAGCAACAACTACTATATCTCTAGCTAAAATTGGGCTAACTTTAAGCCCTTTTTTATCATTTGGATAACTGTCGTTGTGAGCATATATTTCATCAGCTTCTCTTTGATTGTTCTCACTTAACATGCGATGTGCTTGATTAAGTAATTCTGCTCTGATCTCAAAGCCTGATTTATTGGTTGTGTTTGTCATATTGTTCTCCTGTGTGTGTGTGTATGACGTACCTTAATGGTACGTTATTATTTATACAAAAGGTATTTATCCCTATTGACATCTGGTTACATATAAAGTATTATAAATACAGTATAAGAGGAAGTAAAAATGGCATATTCAGATAAGGTAGTACAGAGATTTCAAGATGTTTTAGATAATCCAGCGGCACATGGCGTAGGTAGGTTCGATCCTAAAGACCCAAATGTAGCTACAGGCATGGCTGGAGCACCAGCATGCGGTGACGTTATGAAACTAGATTTAAAAGTAAATCCTGATACAGACATCATAGAGGATGTTAAATTTAAAACTTACGGTTGTGGTTCAGCAATAGCTAGTTCTACAATGTTTGTTGAAATGCTTAAAGGCTTAACAATGACTGAGGCTCTATTAATTAAAGATAAAGATATAGCAGACGCATTAGAGTTACCGCCTATTAAGTTACATTGTTCTGTATTAGCAGAAGATAGTATTAAAAAAGCACTAACACATTGGGACGAAAAGAAAGCCCATAGATTACACAACGGAGGACCGGACCTTGACACAACCGAAAACGTTTGACCCAATGATGATAGCCACTTCACGTGGTCCTATTGTTGACTTTACAGAAGACGCATTAGTAGAAGTCGTAAAGAAGATTAAGGACAAAGGAGTTGCAGGAGTTAGATTTGGTTTAACAGGTGGAGGTTGTGCTGGTTTTGCATACGAATTTAATTATGCAGAAAAAGGTGAAGATGCAGATATACCAATAGACTTTGGTGATTTTACTCTTTGGCTTGATCCTATGTCAGAAATGTATTTAGAAGGCACTACTATTGCTTGGAAGGTTGAAGGACTTAATGAGGGATTTGAATATAGGAATCCTCAACAGTCATCCTCATGTGGTTGTGGTATTAGTGTAGGGTTCAACTAGGAATAAGAAATGACAACAACCAACATAACAAATGTAACAGAAGCATCGTGGTCCTCAAACAATCCTAACGAGCTAGATTACTTACGACCTAATGGTTTTAAGTTCCAAGTCCACAATATTCCAAACGTTTCATATTTTTGCCAAGCAGCTAACATTCCAGAGATGAATATGATGCCTGCCGTACAATCAACACCACTAGTAGACATACCTCACCCAGGCGAGAAGATAGAATTTGGACAGTTAATGATTAGATTCCTTATACAAGAGGACATGATTAACTATAAAGAGCTATACAATTGGATGGTTGGGTTGGGGTTTCCAGAAGATTCTAAACAACACGCAGCTTACGGACTATCACAGGGATATAGATTCCCAGACTCGGATGGAGGCTCTACATCATATAGTGATGCTACACTAATGATCTTAGATTCAAACAACAACCCAATACAAAAGATAAACTTTAAGGACGCGTTTCCTGTAAGTATTCAGGGACTAGATTTTGAGATATCAACTGGTTCCACGGAGTATATGGTGGGAGTGGCTATGTTTAGATATACCTCTTTCACACTTGAAACTCCTTAGTACCAAACGGTACAATTAAACGTTGACATAAGCAGTCAATAGTCGTATAATGTATATATTATAAAGAAGGTGATGTGTGAAAACGCTTAACGAAATACAAGATGAATGGAGTATAGACTGTAAGGTTAATGAACTTAACCTAGGACAGGAATCTACACGAATACCAGAACTACACTCAAAATACCTGAACCAATTAACAACATTTAAATTACAACTTAGAAAGTCTCAATCAGATCTATTAAGTCTCAGGCGTGTGAAGTGGAAGTACTTTCGCGGTGAGTTGGACCAAAAAGAACTTAACAATTTAGGCTGGGATCAGTACTTAGGAAACGCTCCTTTGAATAATCAGATGAATGAGTACCTAGATACAGATGCAGATGTAATTAGACTAACAGATAAAGTTGAGTACATTAATACATGTCTTACACAATGCGATTATATAATGAAGTCTATTAATAGTAGATCATTCGATATTAAAAACGCCATTGAATGGACCAAGTTTACTAACGGAATTATATGATAACAGTTACCAAGAAAGATGAGGTTTATCTACATGTTGATACTGATTTAAGTACCGACTCTGAGATAAACGACTTCTTTACATTCGATGTACCGGGTGCCAAGTTTATGCCCATGTATAGAAACAGAATGTGGGACGGCAAGGCTAGATTATATAGTATGTACACCAAAGAATTGTACATTGGATTACTACCTTACTTGAAAGAGTTTGCTCAAACATTAGAGTACCCAATAGAAGTTAACATGCCTGAAATAGGCGAAACACTTGACATAGAAAAATTTACTAAGGAGCTTAAATTACAAAGCGATGAAAAAGATATCGAGATTCGGGACTATCAAAAAGAAGCAGTCACCCACTCTATTAAAACTGGAAGGACTCTACTACTATCTCCTACTGCTAGTGGTAAGTCTCTTATCATTTACAGCCTCATTCGTTATCATCAGATAAAGGGTAGGAAACAATTAATTATTGTACCTACTACATCACTGGTAGAACAAATGTACGGTGACTTTGCAGACTATTCTACAGCAAATGGCTGGAAGGTACAAGACAACTGCCATAAAATATATGGCGGTAAAGAAAAGACTAATGACTTCCCTGTTACAATAAGTACATGGCAATCTATCTACAAGTATCCTAAGAGTTGGTTTGCAGAATTTGATGTTATGTATGGAGACGAGGCACATTTATTTAAGGCTAAATCCCTAACAACTCTTATGAACAAGTGTGTTAATACACCTTATAGAATAGGAACTACGGGTACTCTAGATGGCACAAAGACTCATAAACTAGTATTAGAAGGTGTGTTTGGACAGACACATAAAGTTACAACAACTAAAAAGTTAATGGACGACAAACAACTAGCAGAGCTAAAGATTATATGTTGTACAATAAACCATAAGGATGAGGATAAGAAAATACTCTCTAAGTCAACATACCAGGAAGAGATAGATTGGATCGTTAAATGTGAGGCAAGGAACAATATAATTAAGAACCTTACTTTGGCACAAGACGGTAATACTCTAGTGTTATTCCAGTATGTAGAAAAACATGGAAAGGTTATATACGATATGATTAAACAATCTGCTAAAGGTGATAGGAAAGTGTTCTTTGTCTATGGTGGTACTGACACGGAAACCAGAGAAGGAATTCGGGCATTGACAGAGAAGGAAAAAGATGCTATAATAGTTGCATCATACGGAACGTTTTCTACAGGTATAAATATAAGGAACTTACATAATATTGTTTTCGCTTCACCTAGTAAGAGCAGGATAAGAAATTTACAGAGTATAGGTAGAGGACTCAGACGAGGTGGACAGAAGACTAGATGTAATTTGTTTGATATTGGTGATGATTTATCATGGAAGTCCAAAAAGAATTATACTTTGTATCACTTAATTGAGAGGATCAAGATTTATAACGAAGAAGGTTTCGATTATAAACTGGTAAAATTAGATGTCTGAACCTATCATAGTTAAATTAGCAAACGGTACCACACTAGTAGGTAAGGTAGAGCTCGGCCCTGATTCTATAGAGATAACACACCCAATAGAATTAGTAAGCCAGGTATCTAATATCCCTGGACTAATAGGTGAACAGATTAATCTTAGGCCTTGGATAGCAATTGCCGAAGGACAAACATTTACAATAGATTCTCAGCATGTTATTACAACAGCAGAATTACAACTAAGTTTCCATGAAGGTTATCATAGAATGGTTGATCAGATTTATCTTGAATCAACAAACTGGACCGGTAGTTTTATCGGTGAAGAAGAAGAGGCTCCCCAAGAAGAAAATAGTTTTGAGGAGCTAGAAGAATTACTAGATTATGCAGAAGCAATAGATAAAAAACAAATACATTAAGGAGTATATATTATGGCTAAAAGACGTGACCCAAACTCGGCACATTACATTGACAACAAAGAATTCTTAGCAAGGATATCTGAGTACCGTACTTCCAGGTTGGAAGCAGAAGAGAGTGGTGAAGAAAAACCACGTGTAACAAACTACATCGGAGAATGTTTTGTTAAGATTGCAAACCATTTAGCTTACAAGGCAAACTTTGTAAACTATACATTCAGAGATGAAATGATCCTAGACGGCATTGAAAACTGTCTTACATATATGCACAACTTTGATCCAGCAAAATCATCTAATCCCTTTGCTTACTTCACACAAATAACATACTACGCATTCATTAGACGTATTCAGAAAGAGAAGCGTCAGATGGAAACAAAGTTCAAGTACATTAAATCGTTAGACATTGAACAGATTCTAGAGAATAGTGCAGACGGTACTGAACACACTAACGACTACTTAGGTTATATGAGAAATATTATTGAACAAGCTGAAGCAGATAATATTAAAGCAGACAAACAGAACGAAGGCAAGAAGATGCCTAAACGTAGACCTAAATACTTAGACGAAAAAATTAAAGCAGCAGAGGCTTTGGCAGCAGCAGAGGCAGAAGCAGAGGCACTTAACCCCACCGAGAAAGTAATTGAAGAAAACGGTCAACCAAACGACGAATTTATGTCTTGACTTCTACCTAGGACTTATATATAATACCATATTATGAAACAATCAAAACTTAGATACAGCGAAGCTTTTTATAGCATCCAAGGCGAAGGCAGATTCGTAGGAGTCCCTAGTGTATTCTTGAGAACTTTCGGTTGCAACTTTGAGTGTGCAGGCTTTGGACAGGAACGTGGCAACTACCTTGCTACAGATCAGATGCCCTACATGTTAGATCCTAAGGGCGATAAAAATCATCCAGACGCTTACAAAGACATATCAGAACTTCCAGTTACACCTGTTGGATGTGATAGTTCTGCTTCATGGGCTATGAAATATAAGCATCTACAAATGACAAAGACTTCTGATGAGGTATTTGAACATATCGTCAGCCTACTACCTAATGGGAAGTTTGATGAGAAGGAAGACATACATTTAGTTATTACAGGTGGTGAACCTTTGTTAGGCTGGCAGAGAGTATGGCCTGAGCTCATACAAATGTGTATGAACATAGGATTAAAGAATGTAACGTTTGAAACTAATGGCACACAAAAGGTTACACCAGCACTAGTAGAGTTTTTTAATGCGAACCACGATAAAGTACATGTAACATGGAGTACATCTCCTAAGCTAAGCCTTAGTGGTGAAAAGCAAGACGAGGCATGTATTCCAGACGCACTGGTTACAATGAATCAGGTATATAACAGCTTTCTATATAACAAATTTGTTGTTCGTGATATAGAAGACTTTACTGAGGTAGACTATTTTGTTCTACAGTATCAGAAAAGTGGGGTACAGATACATTCGGTATATTGTATGCCAGAAGGCGCAACAATGGAACAACAAGCACTAACAGCAAAAGACGTAGCAGAGGCATGTATGAAGACTGGATATAAATTTAGTCCTCGATTACATATAGATCTCTTCGGCAACGCATGGGGGACATAAAATGTGGGAACGATTTAAAGAAGTAATGTGGGGAGGCACCTCACCGATAGCGATACCGAAGGAAC